TTGATAAGTCATTTGGTCTTCTGATTCAACTTCATCAACCATCTCTTGACCTTCACCGCATGAATGTCCTTCTTCCATCATTCCACCGCATGACTCACATGTTTCTTCTGATTCTTCATCGTGTGAATGTGCGTGTTCTCCACCACCAATACCTGATAGTTTCTTCATCAAATTCATCATACCATCATGGTCATCAACTACTTTAATTTCAGCACCGCCGGCGCCAATTTCTTCTGGTTCACCACCATTATCCACAGTCATTGGATCTGTATGTGACATGCCAGCACTATCATCTCCGCCAAACAGTCCTAGACCTGCTGATTTGATAACGCTTAACAATTGGTCAGCTTCACCGTCTTGTGCTGATACACTTACTGAATCAGGGGCACCTTGTTGACCTTTGCTGATACTAACGGTCATGCCTTCAGTAACTTCACTATCTTCTACTAATAAAGCATTTAATTGTTTTTCTAATGCTTCAAAAGCAAATGGGCTTTCCAATACTTCTTTATCTTTGAAAGTTTGACCAAATGCTTTGAATGTGTCACCTGGAGTCTTAATTGCTTGTTGTTTCATGTAAGAAGTTTTATCCATTTCATACATGTCATCTTCCATAGTAGGTGTATGAGCACCGTAACTAGCCATATCAGCTACTTCATTACCAGTCTCACCGACATAACCTTGGATTGGTTGTTGACCATAACACTCATCTAGACCACATTTGTAACCTTCGTGATATTGTCTTGCTTCTTCCATATCTTCGTAGTTATTACCACAATGTGCTTGACCAGTTAAACCATGTCCTTTACCATTGTGATAGGCTGCTTTTAGTTTATGTTCCATACCTTCTTTAACCATTTTCTTTTTGCAATCAGCCACCATTTGTTTTAATTCTTTTTGATCGCAATCAGGATGCATTTTGCAGATTTCTGCTACAGATTTCCCATCTTTACACATTTTCTTAATATGTGCCATTGATGGTAATTTGCTTTTATCAGTATTTGATTCTGAATCCATATCTTCTTTAACTTTCTTTTTCTTCAAGTCGTTTTTACCCTTACCATCTTCAGCATAGTCAGGGATACCATTTTTGTTAGCATCTGGCTTCTTAGCTTCCATTGTCAATGGGCTTGCCAATGCATCACGTGGAGGCTGATCTGCCTCTTTGATTTTCTTCATTTGTGCGCCTGCAATTTTTGTTGCGGCTTCTTTACCATACTTAGGTGTTAATTTACGAACTAATGCGTCAAAACCTGTAGTAGCATTGTTGTGCTTGCCAATATCTTGTTCGTTCATCTCATCTGGATTACCCAAAGTGATATCACCTTTCTGAAAGGCTGAGGCTGCTGCCGGATTCTTTGCAGTTGCAACAACCTTACCTGCCGCATCTTTAACTGCAACAGCGCCAGGCATTGGTGCAGTAGTGTAACCACCTTCATTCAATGGTTCATACAACTGGTCAAGATATTCTTTGATGCTATGCTTCTTAGTTTTCTTTTTGTCGTGTTTAGGTAACTTAACATCTTTACCTTTAGTTACGCCAAATGCACTGAAGTCATACTTCTTATCTTCACCTGATGTAGATGTAGCTTTCTTTGGACGACCCTTGCCTTTTTTCTCAGCAGTTTTATCTTTAATTTTATTGCCTTCTTCATCTTCATCGTCTTTGCGACCATAACCACCTGGCTCAGCAGTGTGCTTTAATCCAGTTTTAGTTTTTTCTGTTGCTTCGTTCAACTGGTCTAGTTGTGATAATAAACTTTTGAAATTCATTTTATATTCCTTTTATTTAGATGCTCTTGCACCAGTTGCTGGCAACGGTGGACGTTTGATTTTACTCATTGGGCTATTATCGCCCATCCGTTTGTCATCCAAGTATGGCTTGAATGGATCGAATGCGTCAGGTGTTTTTGTTCCTGCATAAGGAATATCAATCTCTGAACCCTTCATTTGGTCTTTAATACTCTTTAAGTATGAATCGCCATAATTTTTACTAGCTTCTTTAGCGCCAGGCTGTTCTTCTAATTCAGTATGTAATAATAATGGATTATGACTCATCTCATTAGAGTAGCCATCAGCTTCACTATTGATACTGTCGTTAAAATCAGTTGTAACTACACGAACCATATCAACTTGATAACCCAATAGTTGTGCAATTTGTTGAATCATTGGCTCTGTCGCTGGATAGCGAAAATCTGCTTTGATGATAGTAACAGACTGGTTACTCAAATTAGGGAATCCATATGGATCCTTTTGAATAGGTGTCTTTACTGGATCACTAATTCTGATAGGATCAAACTTGTTTAGATTGTACTTAAACATATCTATAAAGTTCTTATCCACATCACCGGCAATTTTGATAGTGTATCTATAAGATTTAACACTTTCGGTTATGTATGTTTTTAGGCTTTTCATTTCTTATTCCTGTATTCTGTATTTATCATTTATCCGTCGATTTAGTTGCCAACATCTTTAACAACTCATTACGGTCTAGTGTCTTACCTTCACCTAATGGAGTAGCAGTTATTTCTTCTTCTTTGCCGGCTGCTTTTTGATCCAATTGTGCTTTCTTTAGCTGTAAATCAAGCATTTTAAGTTTCTTGTTGATTTTAGCTGTCTTTGATGTTATAGCGTGTCCTAAGAAACTACTAGCACTATTAAATATTTCACTAGCAAAACGACTATCAACCTGCATACCTAAATCCATTAAATCTTTATAGCTATCTGTTGCTAATCTAGCAAGATCATCCATTTCAGTATCACTTGCTTCTAATCCTCTAACTTGAGGTAATGCGGCTTCAATTTTATCTAATGCTTCTGCTGTATCAGTTGTGATTTCTTCCATAGTTTCAGGCAAGGAAATAGTGATACCTCTATCATTGTTTTCTGGGAGTTCAAATAAATCTTCTAATTTTTTGGTCATAAAGTATTTATTTACCTTCCCTTACCCTGATGAAAAAGGTCATCCTCAGTTATAACTCTAAATGTATAACCTTGTTGTTTACAAAAAGCCATAGCGGCTTGCCATTTAGCATGATTTATTGCTACAACCATTCTATCTTTAGCACTAGCAACTTTGCTTTCGATTAGGCTTTGTTTCTTAGGTTTAATCTCTACTACTTCAGCTATCTGTTTACCATATTTGTTTTGATAAACTACAAAAAAGTCCGGGATATATATTGTTGGTTTGCCTGTTAATGGGTGACGATAAGGAACACTGAATGATTCACTAGCCCAATACAATACACTCTTGTTACTATCACAGAAGGTCATAAACGTAAGTTCCCAACCACTGCGATATCTAGGCGTGTGTTTACCTATATATTTTCCTGGGTTCTTGGGTGTGAATAAACCCTGTGCATATTTAGCCATTACAGAACTATATTTCTAGCAACAGGTTGATTAGGTTGTGGAATTGTTCCTATACCGTACAATGATGTTTTGCTTTTAAAAGTGTTAAGATAATATGTTATAACAGTATTCATTTCTAGTTTATTATTAAGACCTTTAATATAGTTTAATAATTCTAATACTGCTATTTGAGTTTGTTGTGAGATTCTAAATAAGTTTGCTGTAAAATTATCGGCTATTTGTTTTGTGTCACATACTGATATAAAATAGCCATGCACAATGTCATACTCATTACCATTGACCACTAAGTCAAATGAGTAAAAGTCATCAAATATTCTTACTGTTGAATCAAGTTGAGTTCGTGCGTCAAGTATTCTAGCCATGTATAAATCTCCTAAAAGTATTTATACATTTAACCTTGAGTGCCTGCAGAAGGTCTGCCTATCTTTTGCGGTGATGATAGTGCACCAATTGTTGGTGCACCTGCACTTGCTGGACCTGCAGGAGTAACACCATAACCGGGGTAATATCTATTACCCCTAACACTACCCGGCAATGATTGTTGAGTTGCTTGTGTAAGTATTCCAGTAATATCTGACTTTGCAACTTGTTTTAAGTTTGCATTTTTAAATGTATTATACGCAGTTCCCGCAGTTCTAACTGCACCTAAAATATTTCCATTTGACAAGTCAGATAGTATACCACCTGCACTATCTACAAGACCACCTTGACCCAAAATAGTCTGATTAGATCCTAATCGTGCAATAGGACTTAATGTTCTATCATAGTTTGCATCTAATCCAAATCCAGGTACTGTATTGCTTGGTGCTTTTCCATCTAATGCACCTTCAGCATATTTTACAGTTTCATAATCAATAGTCATGGTATTTGTCATTGTACCATTACCTACGCTATAGTCATATGTATCGTGACTGAATCTTGTAATAATAGGATTTATTAATGTATATAACACAAATTTATGTTGGTTGAAACCGTATACTTGTATATTTTTGAAAAAAGGAATTTTACTATTTCCTATTGATGAATTCAATGTAGACTGTGATGGAGTTGATGTATCACCTATGTATCCCCAATCTTCATCACCTGTAATTGAGTTCTTATATAAATTTCTACTATTATAATCTGCGGCTAAGTTTAATGGTTGATTATTAGGTAACTGAGGACCTACTGGACCTGTTGTAGTAAGAACAGGTTTATTTGCATCTTTGTAATAATATGTATAATAATTATACCACATATTACGTATGCTATTACCATTATCATCATGGAACGCAATATCGATAGGATCATATTTGATTTTTGTTTGAACAATACGCTTACGATTGTATTGATTCATTGTATGTGTATCAAAAGTATATGAAGGTAATTTAACTGTTTTAACTGCTAGACCAAAGTTTGTTCCAGTGGATAATCCAACTGCGTAAACAGCTGGATTTATTTCGAAATATACATGGAATAGAAACTTAAACTTGGGTGCATATTGATATGCATTAGGTCTAAATGTTTTTGCCGCATGGGTGTAATCACGCAGGTAATCGTTGCCGAAGAAACCAGTGGCAGTATCTTTAAGTAAATTTTGAAAGAATCCTGCCATTTATTAGGCCTTTGTAGTAATCAATTAACCTTGACCAGAACCAATACCAGTAACAGTTGAACCACCTAAGATTCGACCGATGTTTGTACCAATGCCACTTGTCAATGGAGACTGAACAGCATTATCGTAGCGAATAGTCAACGCAATTGTTGCGATTTCGTTTGATCCATAGTTCAATGCACCATAGTTAGCTGTCTTTAAATAGCAACCATAGCATTCCCAAGTTTCTAGAACTTGAGGAACAGCAGTACCGTTACCACCGTCTAAGATTTCAATGTTTGTTTGGAACTTGTAATCTTGGCCAGTTGCGGCTGACGCTTGTTCAACCATATCTAATTGTTTCTGTACTTGTTGACCAACTAGTTTAGAAACACTACCTTGAGCATCATCTCTAACATTAATTGTCAATTCATTCCAACTATGTTTACCTGCCAAATACAACGTTGAGTTGTAAATAGGTATAGTAATTTCTTCAAAACTGATTTGTGGTCTGTTAAGGTCTATTACTTGCTTAGTCAACTCAATGGTTGCTCCAGTACCGAAACTTAAAAAGTTAACTCTGAAACGGTATTGTAATTTGGGCATCAACAAGCCCTGGTTTCCACCAGCGTTGTCTGACGCTACTGTCATGTTGAACAATGATTGTGAGGCTGTTGCCATTTTTTAATCTCCTGTATACTTATTTATCTTTAACATTGAATACCCCTTTCGGGGTAT